TAAATACGTCAAACCAATGTCAAACCTTGATAAGTTTAGCGCCAGCACCATCAGCACGGATACTGTTGCAGGCGAAAAGGTTCAGGTTACGGATACCAAGGGGCAGGAGACGAATTACTATGAGTCAATGGGAAAAGCCATGGAAGACCTTGAGCCAAGGGCGCTTGTGATAGAGTGTTATATGCGAGACCCATCCAAAGAGTATGTGGTAGACGAGCAGGGCAAACAGACGTCTAAGCGCAAATACCCCAATGGATTACGACAGGTGATTATATCTAATGGTGTATTACTTTATGACGGTCAGACTAAATATCCCTTCTTTAACCGGGAAAATCACATACCCCATCCTTTCCCATTTGTCACGATTAAAAATACAGGCTCCCCCCACTCATTCTGGGGCAAGCCAGAACCCAAAAGGTTAAAGTCCTTAAACCTCGCCATGGATCGGATTAGCTCTCAGGTTATGGACAATATTCATTTGACAGCCAACCCAATGTGGGTAGTGGATGAGTCAGCAGGTGTGGAGAATCAAATCTCCAACAAGCCTGCACAAGTCATTCGAAAGAAGGGCGCTGGTAATGTACAGATGCAAAGCCCACCATCTATGCCAGCATATGTATTCAATTTTTATCAATTATTGGGCGACGTCTTTGAAACGGTTAGTGGCGTAAACAAGGCGACGCAAGGCAAGGACTCATCAAGCGTCACCAGTGGGGTACAGGCTCAAATATATAGACAGGCGTCTACCACCAAGATTGATTTCAAATCTCGAACAGTAGATCAGTCTGTATCTGTATTGGGTGCTATGTGGGTCGCCATGTTTAAACACCTTGGAAATCAGATTGTCCGGGTAAACTATGTTCGGAAAGATGGTGAAACTGAACAACGAGATATGATCGGTGTTATGTTCAGAGATGTGGATATGATGGTTCGTGCAAAAGCCGGGAGTATGTTGCCCGAGAACCGAATGTTTGTTGAGAATAAAATCCTACAGCTTGCCCAACTGGGTATTGTTCAAGACCCTGAGTATATCGTGGACAATATGGAGCTACCCGGAAAGGACAGATTGCTCAAAAAAATTAGAGAGGAAAAGGCGCAGGCTGAACAGCCAATGACACCTGATCAGCTCGGCAGTAATGAGGACGAAATGTATGAGGCATTACGTGAAGACCCCTCACTTATGCAGAAAGTTGACCCAAACGTATAGAATCGCTTTTTCTATTTTAGACATGCAATCATTTAGATATTCAGACAGTACAGTTCTTACATATTGCAAGGAGATAATATGACAGAGAACATAGAAGGAGGCACTTACGGGGAAGAAGTATCCCGTGAGGTGGCAGACTCATTATTTACACCAGATGAGCAACCGACACCCGACGTAAGTGAAGCCAGCAGTGAGGAAACGGCTGAGGAGCAAGTAGAGACTCAGGAGACTGAGCAACCCGAAAGTTCAGAGGAAACAGTACCTACTGAGGATGGAGATGCCGAACCAACATTTGAGTTGGACGGCGAATCCTACACAACAGAGCAGATTACCGAGGCGCTAAACGATTCTCGGAATAAGGGTGAATGGCAGAAGTCAAACACTCAGAAGGCGCAAGAACTCTCTAAACGAGAGAAGGAGCTCCAATCTGAACTCGACAGAATCAACGGTGTGATGAAGGACGAGGAAGTTGTGGAAACCATGAAAGACGTTCTTGGCGAAGACCATGAGCTATTCAAGGAGTCCGAGGTAAAGTTTTCAGACAATGCAGAGGAAGCTCCTACAGAGGAGCAACCATCGGTTGAGAACGAAAGAGTGGAGTATCTGGAGACTCAGATTCGTGAGATGCAACTTAAAGAACAAGTTGCTCAAGAGATTAACGCTCTTGTCACGGCACACCCTGAGCTAAAGGATGATGGCGATGCCATTGGGGAGGTGTTAGATATTGCAGTAGATCGCAATATCCCCAATTTGGAAGATGCCTTTGTCTTAGCGCAATCCAGAGCAACCGAGCAGTCCGCAGTAATGAAAGCTATGAAGAAGTTAGAGGAAGCTGAGGATTTGAAAGCTATCCCTGAAGTGGATCATAAAACCAAGGGAGATCACAGTCCTACTGTGACTAAAAGCCCGGATTTTGATCACGCAAGGGAAGTGGCATTTAAAGACTATCAGCTATTTGAATAAGTAATCATCAAAGGGGGTAATGTCAAATGGCATTAAACTATGATAACTTATCTGCCCTGACGAAGAATCAATACATTCCTCTCATGGTGGATAACATTTTCGATAGCAATGTTTTGACTCACCGTCTCTTACGGAAATCTAAGGCTGGCGCAAGCGGTATGAAAGTTCTACAACCAGTAGAATACGCTAAGGCTGATGCCAAAGGTTTCTATTCGGGATATGATATACTCGATACCAGCCCAACAGAAGTCTTCACAGACGCCGAATACGAATGGAAGCAGTGTTATGCTACCATCTCTATTTCAGGTCGTGAAGAGGCTCTGAATGATGGCGCTGAAAGGGTAATCGATCTCTTAGAGGCTAAGGTCAAGAACGCTGAAAAATCCTTAAAGGATATGTTTGGCGACACATTGTATGGTACACAGGCTGGAACTGGCGACGATTTTGTCGGATTACAGCACATGATCGGCTCAAGCCGTTCATTAGGCGCAATCGATTCTTCCAGCTATGACTGGTGGGATGCAGGCGTTGTAAATGCGGTCTCAGGATCACCTACTTACGCCGACATCGCCGATTCATCGGATGCCAACTTCATTCAGAAGTTGATTCGTGAAGCCTACGGTCAGTTAACCATCGATGGCGAGAAGCCATCCGTCATCTGCACCACTCAAGTTATTTTCGATGCATACGAAGAAAGTTTAACCGCACAGAAACGCTTTGGCGCTTCTGATAAAGCTTTGGCTGATGCTGGTTTTACTAACCTTCTGTATCGTGGAACTCCGATTGTTGTAGACGATCACTGTCCTGCTGGTATGATGTTCTTCTTGAACGAGAATTTCATTCAGTTTAGACACCACAGAAAGAGAAACTTCGCATTCGAGGGCTTTCAAAAGCCAGTCAACCAAGACGCTCGGGTTGCTAAGATTCTATGGCTTGGAGCATTAACCTGTTCTGCTCCTCGTTATTTAGGTAAAATAACAGGCTTACCATCAAGCTATTAGGAGTAACGAATGGCTACAGCACAATCAAGTTCTGACAAATCAAAAGTCGGAATGTTAGGTGAACGTGATGCTGGTGGATTCGTATACACCGCAATTGGTGGAGTACGGTTTTACACCGGACAGGGTGCACCTAATCATGCATCAGTTAAGGGCTCTATGTACGTTGACACGGACACGGCAAAGGTATATGTATGTACCGTTGCCAGTGGGACTTGGGTCGTCGTAGGAAGCCAGTCTTAACTAATAGTATTTGGGGGTGTTTAAACGCACCCCCATTACATAAATAGGAAAAAAAATGACAGGAACAGAAATGATCGATATGCTTGGACTTCGTCTTGAAGACCCCTCGCATACAGCCTTTACGCAGGCAACGAAAATTAAAGCGATAAATATCGCCCAAAAAACAGTAGTGAATCTGATCGACAATGCTTACTTAGAGGAGCTGGAAGAGATAGACTCCGCAACGGTTGATTCGGATACGGGTGTAGAAGAAAATGGTTTAACCAATAATACAATAACCTATTCTACCGCAGGGGTAACCCCAATCAGAAATGGTATTGTGGCTGTCGAATGTTATGATCTCACTGGTTCGGCTGAAAGCTCTTCTGGAGCTGGTGATGGGACATACGCCCTATCTTCCGTTGGTTTCGCTAATATGATTAACGCTAAAGATGTTAAGCGGTTAGAGAACTCATACCTGAGTGGATCATCGGATAACGTCGTATCTTATGTGTTCAACGAAACAATCTCAATAAAATCAGGAAGTACAGTAGATGCTGTAGACGTATGGTATTTAAAATCGCCCACAGATTTAGACGCCTCAGCCCCAACAACAGGTAATAATGTGGTTGCTGGAGACGGTAGTTTGGAGGAAGAGTGCCAACTTAATATAGCTCTTCACGAGATTGTTGTAGACTTCGCTGAATCACAGCTCTGGAAAATGGACAATAAGCCGGATCGCTCTACTGTTGCACAAAACAATGCAATTAGTCAGGTTAAGGCGCTTAACGATAGATATCAAGTCGAGAAGCCCAAGGGTATAGGCACACAAGGGAGAGCATAGTGCTTTTTTCTGAAATGGTGGATAGAGCTTCTATCCCCTTTGAACCTTCTGAC